TGCGCCATCAATAGTTTCGGATGCGTTACCATCAACGGTTATCGTACCTGCACCGCTATTCTTTATTATCAGTATTCTACCTGTGCGACCGGATGATGCAGGAAGCGTAACGGTAAAAGTACCGGATGTGCAGTCAATAACGTAGTCATCATTGGTAGCGGTGTATGCACCTGTTTTGGTAACGTAGGCTTGTTTGAATCCTATGCCCGATATAGAGCCGTTGACTTGTAACTCATCAACGTTATTATCGGTAGGTAATGTTGTACCCATTAAAACCCTTCCCGAAGTTGTTACACGCATCCTTTCGGTTGAAGTAGTCCAAAACTCTATCCTATCATTACCGCCATCAACATTAAACTTTGTTCTATCGGCGGTACTACCTCCTGATGCGCTAATAGTCCAATACCCAGGTACATAAGTTCCAGTAGATCCATTTTGGTAGTACCCAAATAACCCTGCATAAGCGTGTGCGCTATTTGTACTACCATAAGCAACATATGCGTAAATTGGATCTCCTGATAAAGTAGCAGAATATGAGCCGGGTGTATTACTTCTTGTTGACCTTGCTTCGTTTTGAACTCCTAATCCTGTTGAACTCCATGATAAAAATCTATTAATAAATTGTGTTGTTGTTTTATGAAGTTCCATAGCACTATTAGAACCTAAAAACGATGTAGTAGGCATATTAAAACCTATTTGATTTGAACTATTAACAAGCATAGTATTAACACTACCTGCTACATCATTAATTCTAAATAATCTACTCCCTCCATTATAATCATTTCCTACTCTCCATTGAGTTGTGCCTGCATTTTGAAAATCTACGTATGCGTTTGTTGTGCCTGTGCCGTTAAGTATTGCAAGGTTATTACCTGTCCCTGTTGCTTTTAGTATTTCAGCTATTGCACTCCCACTCACCTGCAATTTATCAACTCCGTTATCGGTGTTGGTATTGATTAGGGTTGTGCCGGATACTGCAAGTTTTGAAGCAGGTGCGGTGTAACCTATACCTACATTTCCTGTACTCAAAATTGATAACGGAGTATTTTGATTAGCACTTCCATTACGCATTACAAAATCAATTCTTGTATTACTTACATCATAATTATCAGAAATAGTAGTAATAAGATTAGCCGCAGCACTTCTACTAATACTTAAAGGATATGCAGAATCGCCAAATGATAGTTTAGAATTAAATGGTATTGATAAATTTTCCCATGGATTTGAAGTTCCAATCCCTACTTTACCGCTCGGATTAATAGTCATAGCCACCGCAGAAGCCGAATCCACAATGGATGAGTTACCGAGTGTTGTGCTTGCGGTAAACTTAGGCACCCTGTTCGTAGTACCACTCCCCCCAATGGTACCACCTCCCCCTGCGCCAACCTTCACCCATGTACGCTTGTACTTAATATACAGAGATGAATCAGCCGGGCGAATCAATATCTGCGAACTATCAGCCGCAACTCCGGCGGCGGTGTCCTTTGTAGGAATACCCAACCCGTTTACGTAACGCACTTTACTACCTGTTTGCTGCCATTGTGCGGATGCTGATAGCGAACACAGAGTAAGGGTAATTAATAATAATCTTTGTAACATAGTTAGTGTTTATTGTACTAAAATAATAATTTTCTCCCCTGTAAAGAATGGCACTCCGGCATCTACTTCGAGCGTACCACTTGAGATAGTCCACTTTGCCCCCGTACCCGGTGTTCCCGAATAAACAATGGTCTCAAACGATGTACCGCCACGTGAACCGTATAACATAGTTTTACCCGCCCCACCCGGTATAACGATAGATGTTTCCCCACCCCCGGCGGTGTATTGCAGTACCTGTGTAGTAGTTCCGCTAATAACAACCCCTGTGGGGGTTATGGTTGTGCCTGCTAATGAATACGCCCCAGTACCTTGATAGTTTACCTGGTAGGTGCTAATGTCCTTGTTATTGCCCTGTAATGAGATTGATTGTAACCATACTAAGCCCGATACGATAACCAACCCTCCTGTAGTACCGTTATCAATAACAAACTTGAAAGATACTATCTCCCTGGCAAGTTGGGAGTTCAGCATAAACAGGTACGAATAGTCATCTAACACCACCAACCCATCGCAGGATATACTCCACGAAGCCACATCCGGGCGAGATTCTTTGAACCATGCAGAAGCAATGCCTGTGGTTTCCATCTCGTTTACATTCACGCTGAATGTACAATTCCTTGCACATGCAATAAGCGTGTCAGTCATTGCTATTGAGTTGTACTTGTATATGTTTAGCTTTTGGCCTGTTACGGGGGTCATATTATTAGCATTGTGCGCCTTGTTCTAAATCGGTGCCTGTTAAAGTAAATGGTGTACCCTGTGCGCATACAAACTGCCCAGGGGTTAATGTTGCAGCCGGGTAAGAAGTTCCATCACATGCAACGTAATCGCCTAACCAGTTGGCTGCTGAATTATTGTACCAATTAAAGCAGGGTGTTGGCGGTGTTGGCGGTATTGAACTTACTAATGTGTACGGCAAATTAGTATTAGATACCTCTAATGCAGTACCGGATATTGTGTTGTTAACGTAATCTAATGTGCAACTGCTATACGTAAACCTTGCAGTATTTATGCTAATTACGGATGTTGGGTCTTCAACTCCAAAGTTATCAACCAACCCGATTACTTTTGATCCGGTAAATAAATTGTACTGCGTTAATTGTAGGTTAATATTTGCTTTTCCGTAAATATTGTATAGTTGGCTAAATAGTAACGCAGTCAAGTTGGAGTAAGAAGGCCCCCCGGAAAAGCGAGAAAATGTTACAAGTGCATTATCTGAAACGGATAAAATAGATTGTATTTGCGATACGTTAGTTGATGGGAATGGCCCGCCAATGGGCGAGTTAATAGACTTCTTATAAAGGTTATTAGATGTCTGATTGTATAAAGTTTGCTTTTTTGCTAACGTAGATGAACCTGTCTTTTTTAGATTAGCAATAAATACGGATGTTATTCCTGATGATAAAGCCCGAAAAGATATAGTTAGATTGCCTGTAGCGGGCGCAGGTAGTGTTGTTATTGTTCGAGTCTGAAAGGTTGTATTTGTTATCTCATCATCATAGTATTGAGTTGCACCCCACGCCCCTGCACCTGATATTAGTTTTGCATAGTTTGTAGTTGACATTCCTGATGTAATCTTTATTTCTACACCTAAATTACCTATAACATTGCATTTGGTTTGATATTCTATTGTAATAATATCTCCCTCATTTACAACCCCACAGGATAAAGCGTTTAGAGTAGTATTAGTACTACCGGATGTGATTTGCGCCCCATAGATACCATCAACCGTAGTCATTGTAAAAGTACCACCGCTTCCAAGCGACCTACTCCAATTAGTGGGTATGCCAGTACCGTAGTCAAGCAAAAACATATTGCCGTTATCAACCGTGTTTTGTGCATAGTTTAAATCAGATATAACCTCAAGCGATGTAAAGCCCTTTTTAATTACTTTAGTTTGGCTATTATCAATAAAGTAATAAGGTGTACTAACATCACTTAGATATGGTGTTATTCTTCTGTTAATGTTAACCGTACTCAAGGTATCGGTTGCGCTTGTGCTATCGGTACGAAATACACGCAGCGTATCGGATGCCCTTTCGTTCACCGAGGTAATCCACCACTCACCACCGGACTGATATAGCTGCGCTCCATGTGCCACACAAATATCCTGTAACACATCGTAACAACTTTTGAACGTATAATCATTGTTAGTCCAAGTAGTTGGGAATATGTGAGTTTTGCGGATATAAGATTCAGCCGTACTATGGGCGGTAGCATAATAATTGATAGCCGAATTGATATAGATTGTAACCGGATAAGCTATATTCAGTAAGCAGTTGCGGATAATTTGCAGTAGCGATTCGGATGTGTTAATTGTTGCGGATGAAGGTTGATATGGTACGGTTTTCAGTAACCCTAACCCATCTACACAAATAATATCAACAAAGTTTCTGCCAGTTGTAAATTGTATGGCTATGCTATCCATTAATACAAACCCCTGCCATATAAAGTACGTTCCATTATTGGCAACAAAGCGAACGTAATACTTCCTGTCATCCGTAGAAACTAAATCCGGGTAAGGCCCTGTAAAATCGGTGAAGTCTGCCCTGATGTTAAATATAGTAGGTAGTATCGGTTGGAATGGGTCATCGCCCGACCCTGCGCAGGTTAGCACAAACGGACTCATACCAGAGTTAACATTGTACTCCGGCCCTGTGTAGCCGTTCTCCCACATTTCAGCCGTGTAGGTTAACCCCGATTTGCTGATAGCTGAAAATATGTATTTTTTGCCGTATGCCATTTTAGTTTGTTAAACCTCTGAACGTGTTTGTTCTTTGCTGACTTAACCAAATATCTTGCCCCTGTATTCTGCCCTCTACTATAACCTTACTTGCACCAGTACCCCCCATTTGCGATGCCGATGCAATGATTTGTTTCATCTGGTCGGGGCGTACAATATGCTCTGTACCGTGTAACATTACAGGGTAACCGGATTGGGGGCCGGATACGGTACCGCCTTCGGAGAAGCCGAGGAGTTTCTTGAATCCACCTAAGAACCCTTGCCCGAACGATAATCCTCCGCCGCCCCCAAACGCCATCAAAATACCTTGAAATATAGCTGCTTGAACTGCTGCCTTTGCAATATCAATAGCAACCTGCTTAAACATATTACCCAATGCATCGCCTAAACTTGCACCGTTCTGCATAGCATTAAATAATCCGGTAAAACTATTCATTAAAGTATTTGTAAGTGCAGCCGCTTTCGATTCTCTTAATTGCTCTTCGTACTTCATTTGTTCCGAATTTCTTACGGCAAGCGCATTGTTCAACGTATTGTTAGCAGTTACTTGTAATTGTAAATTTTGTAAATCCTGTGTGCCTGTGTTACGTTGCGGGGCAAGCATTTCAGTTTGTTGCCCACCTTTCTGCCCGAAGTTTAACCTATCATTTTGAGCGTTAAATCTTTCTAACAACGGAAGAATCTCTTTGAGATTGTTCATGTAGTTTTCAAATACTCCGTTGATTTTTTCTCCTTGTGTCGCACCGCCACCTGCATCAGGTTTAGTTCGTGAACCTGCTAATGTTTTCTCTAATTTTATTGCATCTTGAATAAGATTATTAGAAGATGACATTAAGTTATTTTGTTGGTCTAATGATGTGTTTACATTTTCCACAATCATTTGTCCAGCATTCATCCCTCTAAAATAGTTTTTTGTGGCATTTAATGCAGACTCCATCCAACTACTATTTGCATCAAACATTTCACCGCTAACCATTTTAGCATTTAATTCAGCAGCCCTTGCAGAATATACATTAGCTTGTGTCCTTAACTGCATTGCCTTAATTACGGTAGCAGTATTTTTTACCATCAAATCTTCTGCTTCTGATATACTATTTGCATAGCCTATACTACTGCCTAAACTTTCATTGTATTTATCTAATGCTTCTTTTTTGCTTAATGTGCCTGCTCTTGCTGATTCAAAAGCATCTTTAACACTATATAATTTTATATTAAATTCAGTTAGAGATTTTGTTTGCTCTTGCAATGCACTTGTAGCATCTTTTGAGCCTCTTGTCCAATACGTTAACCCTACTTGGGCAAATTGTATCCCTGCCATTAAAGCAGAAAATGCCAACCCTGCTGCACCTGCCGCCGGCAATAATTGAGTTAAGTTATTTTGGATTGCCATAAATCCGAATGGTAAATCCTGAATAACCCGACTCATTCCGGTGAAGTCAGTACCGAGTTTCTTAGTTGCACCACCCGCCTTGCCGCTTGCCTTTTCAATTCCATCAAGCCCTGCAATAGTCTGTTCTAACTTTGCAAGCGCATCCTTATTATCGGCGGTTAATACTATCCGGAGTTTTTCTTCTGCCATCTTATATTGCTTGACTAAGTTTCTTCATGTTCTCTATAAATTGTTCCTGCGTTAATCTCTCTCCCCGATCCGGCTGCTCATCTGTTGACAAAGGTAAGAACTCTCCTATATCTTTTCGCTTGCCGCTTTCGGTGTTCGTGCAATAAATGATATAGGCTATCATTCGTGTACGCTGCCATTCGGCTAACTGCTTTGCTTCGTAACCTTTCCTATAAAGCAAAAATTCTCGCCATGTAGCCCTCCAAAAACCTTCGATGGTCATTCCGGCTTCAATGGCGAGAACAAGTATCTCATCCCAAGTCTTTTCCCTTAACTTTTTTTTTCTTCCACAGGCTTTTCATCCGTTGGCACATCCGGTGTCATACACTTTATAGTGTAGTGGATAAACTCATTCACCGCCTTACCATTCGCCCCGCCCGCTTCATCTATGTACCTTGCAGCAGTCCTATCATCTATCACTTGCCCTGCGCTCTCACTTGCTGCCTGTACCATCGTTATAATATGCTTGAAGGAAAACACCTCACCGTTATACAGGCTTAACAACTTGCTGATAGGAATATCCCCATTCAGTTCGCAGTAGCGGTGCATCGCCCATGTACCCCATTCCAATTTTACAACACCCCCCGAAATATTCAATTCGTATGGCGTCATAAATTAGTACGTTTTAGTTTGGGTCATTGGCGCACTTTGCACACCAAACTCTGCATCGAACTTCATCAAGTCTTTGTCTTTTGCATCCAATTTTATAGAGGTAACAAATATATTACCAGTATAAACGATGTCGCCGGATACAGGAGATGCAGGGCCGAATTTAGC